AGAAAAGTTTGCAGAACGAAGAGGATTTAAACTGTACGATGAAGAGTCGCTTAACACTAAACTTTTAGATAACAAGGAGAAAACAAATGGCAAATAAAATTGTTAAATATCAACTAGACAACGGTACGATCCCAACTTGGATTGAAGATGGTGGTTACTATCCAGACCCAACTGAGATTATGATCGGTGCAACTGTAGATGGTTCAAGTGAAACTGGACTTGGTGAACTTGTAAGTGAGTCTGCTGTGGAAACGTATTTAGATACTTACACATCAACTTGGACTGAAGATGCAAATGATCCCAATAATCCAGATGCAACTGTACCTTTTGATCAAGCACAAGCTGCTAGTTATATTTGGTCCAAGAAAATAGATTAGGTAGTTAAATGGCTAACTACCCTCAACTCGATAACGCTTCGGGCGTTTGGACACTGCGTGAAGTTAATGACGCGGTGATGGGTGGCTATTGGCGAAATGCAAATTCTTTAGGTTTATTTACTGGAGGACAAACTCCTTCAGCAACTGACAAAATAGATCAAATTACTATTGCTTCCGCAGGTAATGCAACTGATTTTGGAAACTTAAGTCAAGCTTCACAAGCTTGTAGAAGTTTAGGTTCTTTTACTAGAGGTGTAAGAGGTGCAGGATATGTTTCTCCTGCTCGTACAAATGTAATGGACTACGTTACATTTTCAAGTCAAGGTAATGCAGCTAATTTTGGAACTTTAACTGAATCAACTCAATCGATGGGTAGTTCATCTAATTCTACAAGAGGTATATTTGGAGCAGGTGATAATCCTTCTGCAAGTAATTTTATAAATTATATAACTATTGCAGCAACAGGTAATGCCGCCGACTTTGGAGATCTAACAGTTGCAAGATTTGCAGCTGCAGGACTTAGTAGTACTACACGTTCAATCTTTGCTGGAGGTGGAACTCCTTCAAAACAAAACGTAATTGATTTTATAGAAATTGCTTCAACAGGTAATGCTACAGATTTTGGAAATCTAGTCTCATCTGTTTCAGGTGCAACTGGAGCATCTAGTTCAACACGAGGTGTTTTTTGTGGTGGAGCAAATGGAGGTAGTCAAAAAAATATTCAATTTATAACAATAGCTTCTCAAGGTAATGCTCAAGATTTTGGCGACCTGGGAGCTATAACAAATTTATCTTCTGCTTTAAGTAATTCTGTTAGATTTATAAACGGTGGAGGAGGACCTTCTAACCTTAATACAATAGAAATGATTCAAATACCTACTGGAGGAACAGCAATAGATTTTGGAGATTTAATTGCTGCCACTAATGATTTAGGTTCATGCAGCAATGCACACGGCGGACTAAACGACGGGTATCAAGGAACAAGAATTAAACCTATACCATCAGGTGGTGGAGTAGGACAAAGAGGACTTCAAGCAGGTGGAGAATCACCGGCAACTTCAAACATAGATTTTATAACAATATCAACTTTAGGTAATGGAGCTAAATTTGGTGATTTAACTACTACTGCTTTTGATGGTATTAATGCTGTAGGTGGCGCAACAAGAGCTATATTTGGTGGGGGAGCACAAGGCCCTGTTGGTTTTTCTGATACAATGCAATACGTATCTTTTACTTCTGAAGGTAATGCAGCTGACTTTGGAAATTTAGCTGCAGGAATAAGAGAACCAGCTGGACTTGGTAATAGTACAAGAGGTGTTTTTGCTGGGGGAAATACTCCATCAGCTGATGTAGACACAATACAATATGTAACAATAGCTACTATTGGTAATACATCAGATTTTGGTGATTTAACTGTTGCTAGAAAAAAAGCTGGACCTGCAAACTCAACTACAAGAGGTTGTATAGGAGGAGGACAAACTCCATCAGAATCAGATGTAATTGATTATATAACTTTTTCTTCAACAGGTAATGCAGTAGATTTTGGTAATTTAACGGTTGCTAGAAACTGGTTAACTGGAGGTTCTTCTAGCACTAGAGGATTATTTGCTGGAGGTAGAACTCCCACGCTTCAAAATGTTATTGATTATATTACAATAGCTTCAACAGGTAATGCAGTAGATTTTGGTGACTTAACAGTTGCAAGATATTCTCCTAATGGGGCATCTAATTCTAGTAGATGTGTTTTCATGGGTGGTGCTGATCCTTCTGCATCTAATGTAATGGATTATGTAACTATTGCTTCAACAGGTAATGCAGTAGATTATGGTGATTTATCTTATTCAACTACAGCAGGTGGTGGCGGAAATTCTAACGGTCATGGAGGGCTAAGTTAATGTCTAATTCAAATAATATTTGGGATATAAAAAATTCATATAATCAAAGAAGAGCTAACACTTGGTCTAGAGGATCAAATAGAAGTTGGACTGCTGGTGGAAATACTCCAGGTAACACAGCTGTGGTTGATGTTGTTAGTATATTATCAACAGGTAATGCTGTAGACTTTGGAGATTTAGCTACTCATGTTGGTAATGCTGCAGGTATGGCAGCCAATAGTACAAGAGGTTTTACTATGGCTGGTGAAGCAGCACCAGCTTATTATCAAAAAATAACTGCTATGACTTTAGCATCAGGTGGTGTTTCATCTGAATATGGAAATATGACTCAAACTGGAGGAGCTAGATACTCCCATAACAATAATACTAGAGCATTAACTTTTGGAGCTTATACTCCTGTAACTCCGTCTCCTTACATGTCAAACACAATTGATTCAATGACTATGGCAAGTGCTGGTAATGTAGTTGATTTTGGAGACATGGCTCAAGCTAGAGTAAATGGATGTGGTTATGGAAATAGTACTAAAGCTTTTAGTGCAGGGGGTTCAACCAACCCATCAAACTCAGGATATTCAAATGCTATTGAAGTTGTAACAATTGCAAGCACTGGAAACTCAGTAGACTATGCAGATTTAGCTGAAGAAACAATTGGAAATTCGGGATGTAGTTCTACAACAAGTGGTTATGTTATGACTGGTAGTACAGGATCTGGAAATACTGCAACTGTTTTACATAATGATTTATCATCAGGCGGAGCTGGAAGTGAATTTGGAGATTTATCTCAAGCTCGTGATAGAAGTACGGGCACTGATAACTCAGTAATTGGTGTGAACAGTGGTGGTCGTACTCCTAGTAGTGTTAACACAATTGATTTTTTTACAATGGCTACAACCGGTAATGGTTCTGACTTTGGAGATTTAACTCAAGCTAGATTTTATTCAGCTGGTTTTGATGATTCAAATTCTGGATTAGATTATAGTGACATTCAACGTCCATCAGTAAACTATATGCCTGGATCAGGGAGAGTATTGATGTTAGGTGGTAACAGAGCAGGTGGTGATAGAAATACTATTGATACATATAATATTAACACTTTTGGTAATTCATTTGATTTTGGAGACCTTGTACAAATTACAGATCACAATGGTGGTTGTGCTTCACTTACTAGAGCATTTTCTATGGGTGGCGTTAACTCAAGCACTACAATTATTCAAGCAGTACAGTTTGCCAATCAAGGTAATGCATTTGATTTTGGGGATTTAACTATAGGTTCTGACGTTTGTGCCAGTTTAAATAGCACAACTAGAGGTATAAACGCAGCAGGTTACGCTGCTCCAGGGGTATATAGTAATATAATAGATTATATAACAATGGCAACAGCAGGTAATGCATCTGATTTTGGAGATCTAACTGTAGCTAGAGCTGACTCTGCTCCTATGGCAAGTTCTACAAGAGGTATTTTTGCAGGAGGTGAAGACGCTTCTAATAGAAAAAATACTATTGACTATATAACTATTGCTTCAACAGGAAACGCAACAGATTTTGGTGATACTATAGGAACCGTAGCTGAAGCAGGTGGTTTGTCATCTGGTGTAAGAGGTGTTATGGGTGGAGGAAGTGCACCATCTCCATCTGTTATTAATGTTATGGCTTACGTAACAATAGCTTCAACGGGAAACATGACTGACTTTGGGGATTTAACTGCAGCAGCAGCAGAAGTAGAAGGCTCTTCTACTCCTGTTAGAGGGTGTTTTATGGGTGGTAGAACTCCATCTATTATAAATACAATTCAATATATAACTATTGCTTCAACAGGTAATGCGATAGATTTTGGAGACATGTCCGAAGGGTCTAGTGATTTTGCTGCAGCTTCTGATTCAAATGGTGGTTTACAGGCTTAATAAAATATAGTATAAATTCTGTATGAAAGAAGAATTATTACAACTGTTTCCAACACCTTTATTAATTGTTCCTTATAAAGAATCTATTGATGAAGAAATAAAATATTTAAAATCTATTAGTTATCGTAAACAAGTTGGCAATGGTAATTTTAGATCAGATGATTCTTATATTTTAAGAGATGATAAATTTAAAAAAATAAAAACATTTTTATCTAATTCAGTAGATGTTTTTACAAAAAATGTACTGCAATCAAAACAAAGAATAGTTATCACACAATGTTGGGCTAATAGAAATCCACCAGGATCAAAACATCACGAACACGTACATCCAAATAGTATTATATCCGGTGTCATGTATTTTCACATGGATGAAAAACTACCTCCTATACAATTTTCAAAAGAAAGGCAGGATGGGATGAAATTAAACGCCGAAAAATTTAACCATTTTAATTCCGAAACTTTTATGTTGCCTTGTAAAGCAGGTGAATTAATATTATTTCCATCTTCGTTAAAACACAGCGTGCCTATTAATCAAGGAGAAGAAGATAGAATAAGTGTATCCTTTAATACTTTTTGTATTGATATATTAGGATCAGAAGAATCACTAACCCATTTAGATATAAGGAGACTAATGAATGAACACAATTAAAGATTATATAATGGTAAAAAAATGTTTACCAAAAGAAGTATGTAAAACATTAATAGATGAATGTAATGAAAGAATATGGGAAAAACATAAATGGAATAATTATGCTACAGGTATATCTGAATCTGAATCTACAAAAGAATTAGATACTATGAATTGTACCAAGGAACAACAAGCAAGGATTACACCATATTTAATTAAATCCTTAGAAGCCTATCAAGAAAAACATACTTGGCCAGGAGAAAAAACCCAAGCACCATGGCTTAGTAAGTTTAGTCCAATAAGATTTAATAGATATACGGTAGGAACTTTAATGAGAGAACACTATGATCATATACACAGTATATTTGATGGCAAGATGAAAGGAGTTCCTATAGTTTCTATTGTAGTTAACCTAAACGAAGACTATGAAGGATGTGAATTCTATTGCAGAGGAGAGAAAATTGAGTTAAAAACAGGGGATATACTATTGTTTCCTTCTAATTTTATGTATCCACATGAAGTAAAAGAAGCAACTAAAGGCACCCGTTACTCTTTTGTAAGCTGGGCTTTTTAATTATTATGAGGTTATATGTTACAAAAATTAGGATTTTTACCAGGGTTTAATAAACAAGTTACAGATACCGGCGCTGAAAGTCAATGGGTTGAAGGAGAGAACGTACGTTTTAGATATGGTACTCCAGAAAAAATAGGTGGATGGAATCAATTAGGTCAAAGTAAATTGACTGGTGCAGCTAGAGGCTTACATCATTTAGTTAGCACAGCTTCTATTAAGTACGCAGCTATTGGTACTAATAAAATTTTATACATTTATTCAGGTGGTGTATTTTATGACATTCATCCTTTAGTTAATCCAGCAGGTACGGCACTTACAAGTGCATTTAGCACAACTCAAAATCAACCAACCGTCACCATAACTTTTCCCACACCCCATACTTTTCAAGCTCAAGACATTATTTTATTTAGTGACTTTAGTGCTATTACAAATTCTAATTTTGGTGCAGCGGATTTTAATGATAAAAAATTTATGATAACTAGTGTGCCTTCACCTACTACTATTACAATTACAATGCCTAGTAATGAAACTGGTTCAGGTGCAACAACATCTGGTGGAGTTAAATATTAT